CCTTTTGGACATTTTAATTCTGCCTGAATTTTAAGTAATTTTTCCATAGCGTGTAAATTTGTTATATGCAAATATAAGCATTATTTCATGTCTGCAATCTTTTTTTTATATTTTTTTATCAATTCTTGTAACTCATCGTTTGTATACTTCCGTGTTTCGTTAGCACGCTGACTTAAAGCGTCCAATTTAGCCTCTCCGATGCGTTTTAAGAGACCTTCTCGGTAGTTCAATAGATTACCACTCAAAAAAGTATTGCAATGCTCACATTGAAGATTGCAGTTGTCCTCATCGAATCTGACGTTAGCGTGTCCTCCTTGACTATAGAAGTGACCGCAGTTTTGTTTTTTAGGTTGTTTACCGCAACTGATGCAGTTTAGTCCTTTATCACGTTCTCGGATATAGCGGTTGAATACTACCTGAGCTTCTTTAAGCCAATCTGAGTTCGTCTTTATGTCATTCTTCATACGCACTTTGGTCTGCTTCCACATCTTCTCTTTTGCTTCTGCTACAAAAGCACGGACGCATTCGTCTTTTAGGCAGTATTTATGATTGAAGCGGATTGGCTCAAACTTCTCCTTGCAGTTCTTGCACCTCATATTGTAATACTCTCGTCTATCCATTGGCGAAATGCTCTCTGCAAATCTACCTGCTCATTCCATACATGCTCCGCATTTGATTCGTCTATTCGTAAGACTGCACGGTCTGCCTTTTGAATTTCCTGAGCTAACATATTTGCCTTATTCTTTAGTCCTTGTCGAAAGACGGATTGGTCGTTTAGGTCTTCGATGAAGTCTGCTAATACAGGCAAGAATGCTGCTAATGCTACTAATTTCTTCTCTCTTTTCATTTTTCGTGTTTTTATAGGTTAAAATAAACTTTGTTGTGCGGTGTGGTTTTTTATTCTTTCGATTGCCTTGTCATAGTATTCTTTATCAAGTTCACAAGCGGTCAACTCGAATCCGTAGTCGTGGCAAGCTATTGCGATTGAACCCGAACCAAGATGAGTGTCGAGTATCTTGTCGCCTTGCTTTGCGTATTTGTCAAGAATCCATTTGTAAAGTGCAACTGGCTTTTGTGTTGGGTGTTGTTTATCATTTTGTATATGAGAATGATTGAATTTTTTACTACTTGTTTTAAATGATGTCCAAGCAAGTTCAAATTGCGCAAATGTTACAAGCTCTGAAAATCCTTTATCCCACATAACAAAACAAGGTGTTGCACTTAAATAGTCTAAAAAATAATTACCTCCCCAAATAATTTGATTTTTACTAACTCTAAATAATTCATTAAAATAATCTTTTGTAGGAATTTTATTATCCCATTTTACTTTTTTATACCCGCTATGTTTTTCTCCTTTTCTGCGACCAATACTTTCATTTATATTTATCCCATAAGGCGGGTCAACTATTGCAAGTTCAAAGTAGTTATCAGGATAGCGAGCCATTAACTGCATATTATCCTCGTTTGTTATTGTTATTTTGTCAGTTACTTTCATAGCTCATTTTCTATTTTATTGTATTTTAATTGGTTTTCAAGTTCGTGTTTTTGTCTACTCAGCTCCATATTTCGATTAGCGAGAATTGTATTCTCTCGACTTATTGCTACCGCGTGTTCGTAAAGGTTTGTCAAGAACGCTATGGCTTCTAATAACTCCTCCTCTGACTGTTCTGCGCCTTTGATGTAGTCGGTAGCCTCAGGTCTTGTTTTTAGTATTTGCTCACGTGATGATTTTATTCTTTGCTTGATAGCCCAAAGGTTGGCACTTGTTTTGATTTTTTGTAGTCCGATGTCCATAGTTTAAATTTCTATAAATTTTACATTCTTATTACCAAGCAAAATAGCCTTTTGCTTTTCGATATATTTTTTTATTTGTTCTTCATCAAAATGAACTGTGACATCGCATTTGTTTTCTTTAATTTCGTTTATGTCGTTTTCGTAATGATAAGTAAGATTACCAATTGTAACGCTTATAATTTTTCCTGTTTTGTCCATAATTAAAAAGGGTTTTGATTTGCTAAATTACGTAGTTTCTCAGATGTTGACATTATTCCGTCTTGTATCTGCTTTTGTACTTCTTTAGGGCGGTAATTAGTCAAAGGGTCTACTCCGTTTATTGAGAAGCCAATTCCGTTGTTAAAATCGCAAACAACAGGGCAATCCATAGCCGTATGCTTACCTCCTGTTTCCATATCTTTGACCTTTTCCACCTGAATCCAAGTTTTGTATTTATGCTCAGGATGCTTAATCAAGCGGTGTACAACTATCATATCATCGCAACGATTTGTGAAGCTCTTACCGCCTTCTATGTGGTCTTTTAACGGTGCTTTAAGATGTCCTTTTAAATCTCCTTCAGAGTATAAATTACCGCTTCTACCGCTCTCAGAGTTTGGGTGCGTGTTTATGTAGATTGTCATTCCTGTTTGGTTGGCGAATTGTCTTGCTCGGTTCATAAATTCGTAATTACCGGCAAAGCTCATCTCTCGGTCAAGTCCTGTGAATGGGTCTATCAATCCTACATTTGCTCCGCTATCCTTAAACAAGGATAAAATCTCGTCAGGTTTGTAGAGTTTCGAATTGTCTATAAACACGAAGTATTGCTCTAAAAATGCCAAGTCTCCGCTTATTTGTGAATGACTGAGTTTACTGAAGTGCTTGCCGCGGTACATCTGAATCATATCCCTTAAGATTTGTCCCTTCTGATTCTCACCTGACCAAATGCAGAACGTTAGTCCGTGTTTAAGTGCAAGCGAAAGAAAATACCAATTTATCCAGTACGTCTTTCCGACATTGTCGTGACCAAGTATGATATTAAGTTGCTTAGGTTTGAATCTTAAATGCTCATCCAAGAAGCAGTCAAGTCCAAGACCTTGTTTTATCTTACCATCTCTTACATCGAGTAGGTACTGAAGTGAGTCTCCTTGTTTGAGTATCATCTTATTCCGTTTAGTGCGTTTAACAATGTGTCATTCTCTTGCTCTAACCAAGTGTGATTAAATCCTTTCCAAGAACGCTCTACGCATTTACGCAAGATTTTGTTGCGGTCTCCTCCGTGTTTTTTTACCTGAGTCATAAAATCATCAAATGCAGTCTGCGTGTTTACGGCTTTCTTTTGCTTACGAACTTCCATCCATTCACGGGATAACTTTTCGTCAAAACCATTCTCAATAAGCGAAGCTAAAAAACTATATTTATCTTCTTTTCTTTCTTCTCTTTCTTGTTTGTTTCCGTTTGCTTTACCATTTGGTTTATCGTTTGGTTTACTATCCTGCTGATATTCCTTGTAGTTAGCTATTGATATTAAGGTAGTTACATTGTTTTTCTGCCTTACTATTTGACCATCATTTTCAAGCATTAATAAAAACCTTTCAACCTTACCTCTTGACCACTTCCAACGTTTAGCTAAAGAATCTAAATCGTAACCAACTTGACCAACTTTTACATCAACACGAACACCTCTTTTAAAGAAAAAATTATCAGTATGATTTGCTAATAGTATTAAATCAATCCAAGCCATTGAACGATTAAACGTCTCTGAAAAGTACAAAGGATTATCAGTTATTTTTCTATATAATTTAATCCAACCGCTCATTGCTCTAAATTTTGAAGTGCGTTTTGATAAGCTAAATGAGCATCGTATTCGTTTTCATATCTACCGAGAAATACTTTTTTTTTATGTACTTTAATTTGACTAACAAATTTATTACGAATTTTACACCAACTTACACCTTTATATTGGCTTGAATATTTACCCTGAGTTTTACGAACGTTAAATCTTTGAGTAACTAATTGTAAATTTTCTACTCTATTGTCTGATGGATTGTCGTTAACGTGGTCAACAACTAATTTATAACCATTAGGTTTATGATTTAAAAATGCACTTGCAACTAATTTATGCACGGTGATAGTTTTAGCTATTTCATTTCTAGTCAATCTTACAGTAATATATCCATCTTTACGTTTTTGTAATTTCATTATTTTACCATTGTGTTTTCTTATAGCACCAAATCCACAAAACCATTGCTTTGGCAAACTTCTTACTATTCCGTAATTACTTACCTGATACAATCCTTCATAGTCAGGTATGTCTTTCCAAATTTCTTCCATTTTATTAATTTTTAAGCAACAAAAAAGCCTCATAAATCCGCGAGGTCCGACTTTCGCTTCATTATAAGGCTTAAATAATTCCTTTGAGTTTATGGTGTCGGACCAACTCTCCTACAAATATAACGCTTATTCACTTACAAAAGTTGCATCAGGTAATTTATTTTTTATCTCCTCTGCGACTCTTTCTCAACTTTCTTTACTGGGCTTTGGTGCTGAATCGTATTTACCCAACTTGACGTGTCTTTGAATGCGTTTAAATTGAGCAAATGTTCTTGCGTTTAATACGTCTTTTTTTAGGTCAGCAACTTCTACCGTGTAATAAGACTCCTGCTTGCCGTCTAAGAATTTCTTTAGATTCTTTGTGCAGATAGTGTAGTCAGCGTATCGCTTAAGGTCTTCGTGTTGACGTAGTCCGTGTAATACGGTAGCGTAGTGCTTGCCTCCAAACATCGCTCCGATGTCTTCTAACGTAAAATGCAAAGCTCTGAGTTCGTTGTACAAGTAGTATCGCTTGTAAACGATGCCACGGCTTCTACCCTTGTTTGCAAGTCCGTGTTCTTTTATGAGTTGTTCGATTAATTGTAACCTGTTCATTTTCCAAATTCTAAAGGTGTGACAATAAATTTTCCGTCGTTGTATCTGCCTGATTCAAGTAAATCCATCTTCTTCCAATAGGCTAAAGATTGTGAAGTTAAAATCCACTCTTGGACTACTGCGAGTCCGACTTGGTATGTTAGTTTATATCTCATAACTCTGAATATTTTATTTCGCAAATGCGGTTGTATAAATCGTAATTAAAGTTTGTCCAAAAATGCTCCATTTGTTGGCGGTTAAA